GAAATAGCTTTTGACCATGTATACGAAGATCCTAAATATTACGATAAATTATCCAATATAGAGGAAGGTAAACACGACCCAGTAGAACCAGGTATTTTAAAAAAAAGGTTAGGTAAACTTACATGTTCAAAAGTAAGAGCAGAAAGAAGTAAGTTAGAAGATAAAGGTACTCACTATGCAAAAGCATTGCAGAGATACTTAAATTACCACTGTCAGTAAAAAAATTAACTATTTATTTGTATATATAGTTCAAAATAACTATCTTTAGATATTATAATATGAAGAAATTAATAAGAATAGTAGAAGCAGGAGAAAAGACAGCATTTATCCAGACTTCAAAAGGTGAGAAGAAGACAATCGAGTATAAGAAAGACGATGAACTCACAGGTTTGAAAGATAATCAGGATATTGCAAAAATAGATACTGCAGATGGTAAAAGGATAAAAGAAGAAGTACGTAAATATACTACTCAAGAATCAGCAGCCGTAGGAAAAGCAGTAGCTAAATCTCTTGTAAAAGTTCTTAGAGCTCAAGGAGATGAAATCTCAAAACTAAAACTTACAGGAATAGGAGTTGATAAATTCAATATTCATGTTGAATACGGAAATGATAAGGGAGTAGACACTTTTAAATTTGACCTTAACCCAGAAGGAACAGCAATTTTATTAGATTTAGGAACTGAGCCAATAGAGCTAGTAGACTTTGTGATAACACAAGGAAATACTGTCTCTATGCCGACTCCTGAACTAGAAGATAAACTAAGTGATGCAATGAAAAAGTATGTAGGAGAACCTACAGACACTGAGTACGATGATATGGCAGCAATGCAAACACCAACAGATCCTTCACAGATGAATAAAAACATAGCAGAAGGTAATTTCGACTCAAAAGACTTTAAGCCATATGCTACCAAAGATCCTAACAATCCTAACTTTTTAAAAGTATTCATTAAATACCCAGAAGGAGTAGGGCACTTAAAAGCTTACGGACAAAAAACATTGTCTGGACAAGAGAGAGAGTTTGGAATTAAAAAAGCAATGGAAATCGGACAAGCAGTAGCAGATAAGTTACAAGCAAAATATAACATAGAAGATATCGATGTATCGGATAATGGAGCTGGAAAGGTAATAGTATTTGCAGTATCGGATGATTTTATTAAAATGAATGCACCTGCTTTACAAGAAGATGACCACTTACAGCCAGATGACGAATCTTCAATGGCAAAAGCACAGTTAAGGTCTATTCAATCAAACGCAAGTAAGATGATGGATCTATTAGGAGATGATGATCAATTAGATGCATGGGTTCAAGCTAAACTGACAAAAGCAGAAGATTATCTGGATTCAGCAGCAGGATATACAGAGTCAGAAAAGCATCAAGATCAAGAAACTAGAATAGTTGCATTAGCATTAAATGAAAAGAAAGCAACATACTGCGGAAGATGTGGACATACCCATGTTAAAGGTACACCTTGTCCAAGGCCTTTTAAAAATGAAGCTTTAGATGCCGTTGGAAAAGAAGATGACGATATCAATAATGATGGAAAAGTCGATAAGACAGATAAATATTTAAAAAATAGAAGAAATACTATTTCTAAAAAAATAACTAAAGAGGAAATAAGGGAGTTAATGTTAGAGGCATACATTGAAGTTCTTAGAGAAGAAGAAGGAGCAGTATTAGAAACATCTACAGATGAAATACTGGGAAAATTTCCTACAGTAAAGAAAGCAATAACATCTCTATTCACAAAAGAATACCCAGAATTTGTAACAGACATAAGATGGGTAGCACCAAAACCTTCCACATTTGCAGTTGATCTTAAAAACGGTCAATCCTTTAATTTAAAATGGATGGGTAAAGGGTTTGAAGCACAAATAGAAGGTAAAAAATACTATTTAGATACTCTACAAGACTATCAACAAGCTTTAGACAAAATAAACGATATTCTTAAAAACGGACCAATCTCTCAAGGTGAAGAACCAGGTGGAGAAGAATTCGGAGCAGATCCAGCAGCACCAGCAGGTGGAGGTGGTGGAGACTTTCCAGGTGGAGAAGCCGGAGGAGAACCAGCAGCTGAATTTGGAGCAGAAGAAACACCAGCAGGTGAAGAAGAAGCAGGAACAGAACCAGAAACACCAGAAGCACTTTAATGAGCGTAGTAGATAAAATAGTTGCAGAATGGGCTTTTCGATGTAAGAAAGGCTATCCAGATATGAATAATCCTGGCGATATGAAAGTATTGAAAGAGATTTATTCTGAATTTGGGATAGTTTTAGAGGAAAAGTCAAAAGAAGATGAAAAGGAAAATGAAAGTAATGCAACGGATGCAGATGTTAAGTACCTAAGAGAAGCATTTAATTCAATAAAAGAAGATTATGCTAAATACCTTAAAGTATTTATGCTATTCGATCCAAACTCATTAGGGACTATCTCAGAAGTATTACTTGCAAAGCTTCTAGCAAGCAAAGGAATAGAGACTCAACATACAGGAGGAGCACAAGGATTAACCGACCTAGTAGTCAATGGACATAATATAAGTTTAAAAACTACATCAGGAGATACTAAAATTGGACTAGGTAGTGAGAAAGAAGTAATGGATAGTAGAGCAATTGAATTAGCAAACTACTTTAAAGCAAATCCAGAATTAACGAAATACACTGTAGGTCAATTAGAAACAGTTGAAGCTGCTAAGGAATATTACCCAGATATTATTGCAAGAATAGATGCTATTGCAAAAAAACTTACAGGACCTAGCAATAGTGAGTTTTTTGTATGGGTAGAAAAAACTACAGATAAAAACACCAAGTTACTTACAAAAATTACAATACATACATTAAAGTACGACTATACAGAAGTAATGGATACTTTTAAGCAAAGTAGAGTAATTCCAACAAGCCCGACAAGAGCTAAAGCAAGTAAATCAGGATGGAACTTAGTAGATAGTAAGGGAGATGTAATAGTAGTTGCCGATATAAAATCTAAATACCTAAACGTATCCCCAACTTTTATTAGAAGAAGCTCTGGGGAAACTACAACCTCAGTTAACTTCCCTGCAGTAGAGAAAAGTAAAATAACAATGAGCCAGCTTGTATCTACAGGAATGTTTAGTGCACTAGACAGAATATATACACAGGTTTACGGAACTGATAACTAAATGATAGACTATTTATAAACAAAAATAAACTACAATGGCAGATAATTTTAATTTAAGATCATTCTTAACAGAGAATAACCTTACAAAAAATGCACAACTTCTTAAAGAAGCAAGAGTAGACGGATTTGATGAGAATCAAAAAGCTTTCCAAGTAAGTTTCGTAAACAAATACGGAGGAGGAGACTCTAGAATACTAAATGCAGAAACACCAGAACAAGCAGAAGAGGTTTTTGCAGATATCTTTATAGACAACCCAGACTTCGTACAGTCAATAAAATCAGTACAGCCTTACCAAGTACCAGCTGCTAAACCACAAGCAGAACCACAACCAGGATTAGAAGGGGTAAATTACAGCTCTATTCAAATCGATGGAATCGACCCAGACGATTACCCTGACTTTGTAGATGCATATATTATATCTGCAGAATTTGAAGATGGAACTCCTTTAAGTGAGGAAGAGTTGGAGCAATTAACAGACGAATTATACCAATCAGGAGAGTTAGGAGATATGGCTGCTCAATCGCTTTATGAAAATAATAAAAAACCAATGATGAAAGAAACAAAATTAACTGCTAAAGAGAGAAGACTTGTTGAAATGGTTCAAGATGCTTTAGGTATAGCACCACAGGCTGTAGCAGAAGAAGTACCAATGGCAGAAGAAGTACCAATGGCAGAAGAAGAAATGGTACAAGAAAAACCTCTTCCAAAATACAATTCAATTGAAGAATTGATGAAAGAGATTGAACACGGAACAAACGAAGCAGCTCACAAATATAAAATGGATGAGATGAAAAGAGTTTACGAAGCTTTAGAAGCTAAAGTAGGGTCTTTAGAAGAAGGAGAGCATGCTGAGCATATCGATCAAAAAGCTGTTAAACAAATGCGTAAAGATATTGCAGCATTAAGAAAAGCAGAAGAGAAATTAAGAAAAGAATTCGATAAAAAATTCTCAGGTAAAGAAAAGAAAGAAACTCCAGTTAAAGAAAAAGCTACTGAAGCTTTACAGGAAGGATTTGACTTAAGAAAATTCTTAGCAGAAAATAGAAAATAATATTACAGAGTAATTAAACAAGCCCACCCTATAAAGGTGGGTTTTTTTATATCCCTATATTTATATTATATACATATATAATATGTCACAACAAGATATAAAACAAATAGTTGCACAAGAGTACATAAAATGTGCAAAAGACCCGGCTTACTTCATGAAGAAGTATTGCTATATTCAACATCCGACCAGAGGTAGAATCTTATTTAACCTCTACCCGTTTCAAGAAGGAGTACTGCATTTATTTAGAGATGAAAAGTTTATAGTAACTCTTAAATCAAGACAGTTAGGAATCTCTACACTAGCCTCAGCATATGCTTTATGGTTAATGATCTTCCATAAAGATAAAAACGTACTAGCACTTGCGATTACTCAAGCAACAGCTAGAAACCTTGTAACCAAAACGATTTTCATGTATGAGAATCTACCAAAATGGTTACAGTTACCTTTTACAGAAAAGAATAAATTATCTCTTAGACTTAAAAACGGTTCTAAAATTACAGCTAAATCATCTAACGCAGATGCAGCTCGTTCAGAAGCGGTATCGCTACTATTAATAGATGAGGCAGCCTTCATTGATAATATTGAAGAAACATTTACTGCAGCTCAACAAACACTTGCTACCGGAGGACAATGTATGGCTCTTTCTACTCCAAATGGTGTAGGAAACTGGTTCCATAAGACATGGGAAAAAGCTGAAGCAGGAGAGAATGGATTTGTACCTGTTAAATTAAAATGGGATGTGCATCCGGAAAGAAAACAAGACTGGAGAGATGAACAAACAAGACAATTAGGAGAGAAACAAGCAGCTCAAGAGTGTGATTGTGACTTCTTATCATCTGGAGACTCAGTAATTGAGGTTGAGAATATGGCTTTCTACGAAGAGACATATGTAAAAGAACCAACTGAAAAGAGAGGTGTAGACGGAAATCTTTGGATATGGGAATCACCTGACTATCAAAAGTCGTATATGGTTGTTGCCGACGTCGCTAGAGGGGACTCTACCGACTACTCCGGCTTTCATGTCTTTGATATTGAGAACTGTGTGCAGGTTGCAGAGTATAAAGGTAAGATATCACCTAAAGAATACGGAAACGTATTGGTAGGAATAGCAACAGAATATTGTGATGCATTACTAGTAATAGAAAATGCTAATATCGGATGGTCAACTATTGAACAAGTAATATCCAGAGAGTATAAAAACCTGTATTATTCCTCAAGATCAGATAATGAAACAGTTGAATCGTATATGGCCAAGTACGAAAGAGATAAATTAGTACCAGGATTTACAATGTCCTTAAAGACTAGACCTCTAGTAATAGCTAAGATGACTGAATACATACGGGAAAGATCGGTTATAGTGCAGTCTAAGAGGTTATTAGCTGAAATGAGGGTATTCATATGGAGAAATGGTAAAGCACAGGCACAGTCAGGGTATAATGATGATTTAATTATGGCTTTTGCTACAGCATTATATGTTAGAGATACAGCCATTAGAATGAGACAACAAGGAATGGATCTTTCAAGAGCTACAATGAACTCTTTTGTTAATCTTAACCAAAGAACTCCTGGTGTATATAATGTTGCTCCTATGCATAATAATCCGTATCTTATGGAGACACCAAATGGCCAAGAGGACTTAACCTGGCTATTAGGATAAGTTACTATTTATAAATAAAACATTTTAAAATGGCAGAAAGAAATTTATTCACCTCACTCCAGAGATTATTCTCAACTGATATATTAGTTAGAAATGTAGGAGGAGATGAGTTAAAGATTGCTGATATTAATCACATACAGTCGACAGGGAAATATCAAACCAATTCACTATTGGATAGATTCTCTCGTTTATATATCTACAATAATAAGAACATCTTTAACCCAAACCTTAATTACCAGACATTAAGGATACAACTATACTCAGACTATGAAGCAATGGACACAGATCCACTTATTGCTTCTACTTTAGATATCTTAGCAGATGAATCTACATTGAAGAGTGCAATGGGGGAGGTTCTTTCAATTAAATCTACAGACGAAAACATACAAAGAGTCCTTTATAATTTATACTACGATGTATTAAACATCGAATTTAACCTATGGTCATGGGTTAGAAATATGTGCAAGTACGGGGACTTCTTTTTAAAATTAGAAGTATCAGAAAAGTTTGGAGTATATAATGTTATTCCATATACAGTTTACCATATGGTAAGACATGAGGGGATGGATAAAGATGATCCAACCAAAGTAACATTCTCAATCGATCCAGACGGATTAGCTTCTTCATCAGATCCAAATTATATTCCAAATAACGATAAGAATGTAATTAAATTAGACAACTACGAAGTAGCACACTTTAGATTAATATCAGATACAAATTACCTACCATACGGTAGATCTTATATTGAACCAGCTCGTAAAATATATAAACAATTAACTTTAATGGAGGATGCAATGTTGATTCATAGAATCATGAGAGCTCCTGAGAAGAGAATGTTCTACATTAACGTAGGATCTATTCCACCAAATGAAGTTGAGCAGTTCATGCAAAAAACAATTAACAATATTAAGAAAACTCCTTATGTAGATCCACAAACAGGTCAATATAATTTGAAATTCAACATGCAAAACATGATGGAGGATTTCTACTTACCAGTTAGAGGTGGAGATACATCTACAAGAATTGAGACTACTAAAGGACTTGATTACGATGGAACAAATGATATTGAGTACTTAAGAGATAAGATGTTTGCAGCATTAAAAGTGCCTAAAGCATACTTTGGATTTGAGAAAGATCTTACAGGTAAAGCAACTCTTGCAGCAGAAGATATCCGTTTTGCTAGAACAGTAGAAAGACTTCAAAGAATTGTAGAGAGTGAATTAACTAAAATAGGATTAGTACATTTATATTCACAAGGATTTGACAAAGAGTCGTTAGTAAACTTTGAAATTAAGTTGACTACTCCTTCTATTATTTACGAACAAGAAAAAGTAGCTCTTTGGAAAGAGAAAGTTGATTTAGCAACTCAAATGCAAGCAACTAAATTATTCTCTTCAGATTATATTTACGATATGTTATTTGATATCTCAGAAGATAACTATAACGAAATGAGAGAACTTATCAGAGAGGATGCTAAAAGAGAGTTTAGATTATCTCAAATTGAAAACGAAGGTAATGACCCAGTAGCAACAGGAATGTCTTTTGGAACACCTCACGATTTAGCTTCAATTTACGGAAGAGAGCAAGGTGAATTACCGGCAGGGTATGATGAAAATCTACCTGGAAGACCTAGAGAAAAAATGTCTGTAATTGGAACAAATGCAGATCCTATGGGTGGGAGAGATAGATTAGGAGTTCAAGGAATGAAGGGCGGCTTTCCAAGCGATAATGAAAACGTTAAAGAAGGCATAAATAATACAATGTCAGTTTTTCTTAGAAACAAGAATATATTCACTGGTAAAAAGCAAAACCTCTTTGAACAAGAGGCGGAGAAAGAGCTAGATCTTTTAAATGAAGAGAATATTAAGGATTTAGATAACTAGACACTATTTATAACAAAGACATACCTAAGATGCGTATTAAACACAGTAAGTATAAAAACACAGGCTTAATCTACGAACTATTAGTAAAGCAAATCGCTGCAGATACTCTATCAAAAAGAGAATCTCCGGCATTATCGGTACTAAGAAAATTCTATACAGGAAATACAACACTAGTAAAGGAATTTAAACTTTATGATTTTATATTAAAGAATAAAGGGGTAGGTTCGAAAAAAGCAGAATCAGTACTAAGTACTATTGTAGAGATCTCTAGAAAACTTGATGCTAACTCACTTAAAAAACAAAAGTACGAGTTAATAAAAGAACTTAAAAGTCACTATGACTTAGAAGAATTCTTTTCTATTAAAGTAGAAACTTATAAACCTTTAGCAGCTTTATATTGCTTAATGGAAGCACAAGCAACATCAGGTCTTGTTGACTTAGATATATTTGTAGATAATAAAACAACCCTACTGGAACACTTAACTCAAAGTAAATTAACAGACGGAAAAGTAAAAGATGCTTTAATTGAAGAGTATTCAAAATACGATAAAGATCTAAGACTACTTACATACAAGATACTATTAGAGAAATTTAACGATCAGTATAAAGATCTTCTCCCAGAACAAAAAAACATATTAAAAGAGTTTATCGTTTCAGTTAATTCATCAGCAAGACTGAGAAACGTAGTAAACGAAGAAATGGAAAAACTACAAAAAGAAATTTCTAAGTTGAAAGAAAACGTTGCAGATAAAGTAGTTAAAATTAAATTAGAAGAGATCCAAAAAGCAATTACACCTGTTAAAAATACTCAAAAAGTAGAAGATAATCACTTAGTTTCATTAATGCAGTACTATGAATTAGTAAATGAATTAAGAAATTTATGAAAAGATCACAGGTAGTAAAAGCAATACAGGAAGTCTTAGAGGAGATGAACACAACTGGAGCAGTAGGAGGATACTTAACTAAAAATGCTTTCTCTAAAAAAGGACAAGGTAAGAATGTAGCTACTAAAACGGCTGAAAAATTAGGTTATAAAACAGTTGAAAGACCTAAACGTCCTTCACATACTAAAATGTTTGATTACTTAGACGAAAATAAATAATATGAGAACTTTACAAGAAAAATATAACGCAATTCAAGAGGGAAAATTCTCTAAAGAACATTTCTTAGCAGAAGCTAGAATGCAACAACCACAGCTAATTACTCGTTTTAACGGATACGATGATGCTGTTCAGATTTTAAAGAACAGAGGAATGATTCAAGAAGCTAGAGTAGAAGAAGCTAGACTTACTAAGAATAACCTAACTGACTACAGATATAAACCAACTAACGAAATGGATAAGTATCCATACGAACAAATTCTTAGAGGAATTAGAGTTGAGTTAGAAGTAGCAGGAGTTTTTGGGACACCAACAGCAGAAGAATATGCAAAAGCATTAGCAAAAGTATCTAAAAACTTAGCAAAAGATTCTATCTTCTATACAAATCAATTAGCAGGAGTTAATCCAAAAGTGGACCTTCACGATAAGATGGTAGATGCTACAGCAAAAAATACTGTAGATACTTTTAACGGTATGAAAAAAGCAGAGTTAAAAGAAGGCTTTAAAAAACTTATCAAAAGAGTATTATCTGAAGAGGTAATGGATGTTGAAAGCTACAAAGAAGAGGAAGAGGTATACGAAATGTATGGAGAAGATGATATCGATTACGATGATGAGAACTTCTCAGATCCAATGATTGATGGAGAATTAGACGAAGCTACAGATGCAGAAGCAGATAAAAACATGGTTCGTAAATTAATGACTATGTACGAAACTGAACCTTCTAAGTTTGAAAAATTACACAAGCAAGCACAAACTCAAGCATCAACTACTAAGGATATTAAATTCAAACATTTACTATCTCTAATTGATAGAGCAAAAGCAGGAGCTTTGCAGAGCTTAGCAAATCAAGATAGATTCGAAGCTGACAGAGAAGGAATGGATGAAAATGCGGATAAATTTTATGCTCCAACTTACATAGTACAGAAATACGGTGCTGCAAAAGCTAAAGAAATTGAAGCTAATATTGAAGATGAAGGAGCTAATACATGGGATTTATTTACATCTTTAGAAACACCAAAAGAAGTAGATGATTTTATTGGCGGTTTTACTATGGATGAATCAATATCATTAAAAGATTTACTATAATGAACAATCCACTATTAATAAATGTAACTCCTTTCAAAGGACTTCTTACCGAATCAAAAACTAAACCAGGAGTTTTTGAGGTAACAGGTATCATGCAAAGAGCAGGAGCTAAGAATCAAAACGGAAGAATCTATAAAAGAGAAATTCTTGAACAAGAAGTTCAAAACTACATAGAGAATTTTGTTAAAGTTGGAAATGCTTACGGAGAATTAGATCATCCAGAATCAGCAATCGTATCTTTAAAGAATGCATCACATGTTGTAAAAGACTTATGGTGGGATGGAGATGATTTGATGGGTAAAGTAGAATTACTAAACACACCTTCAGGAAATATCGTGAAAGAGATATTAAGAGGAGGGCATACAATTGGAATCTCTTCAAGAGGAACAGGATCAGTAACACAGACAAACGAAGGAACTTTAATGGTTCAACCAGACTTTGAATTAGTATGCTGGGATTTCGTTTCTAATCCTTCTACACAAGGAGCATTTATGAATCCAATTTCATTGAATGAAGGGAAACAAGCAGTAGGAAAATACGATAGATTAGATTCTATTATTAACAATATACTAAGAGCATAATGGAAAACAATTTCGATATACATAACTGGCAAGCTAAACATTTAAAGAAAGTATCTTTGAATGAACAGATAACTCAAGATACGGTAGCACTTGAAGTAAAGAGACATTTAAAGATTGCACTAGATATAATGGAAGAGTATAAGGAAGCAAATCAAATAGCTTCTAACGAAAATCCATTTAACGATGTAGAAGTAGATATAGAAGAAGCTTTATATAACTTAGGTCATTTAGGATAAAATAACTTTAAGATGGAAAATTTTAATTTAAAAAAATTCTTAGTAGAAAATAAATTAACTGCTAATTCAAAACTTATAAAAGAGAATGTAGAAGTAGAAGAAGTTACTTTAGGAGGTACACGCTTTGCAGTCGAAGAACAAGATCCTTTAGATGATGGAATAATTATTTCAATAACTAAACATAAGAACGGGTACTTTATAACAGGTGAAGTTCAAGATGATGACGGAGATGTAAAAGAAGGGTATGGATATGCAGTTGATTTTGAAGGAAACAAATTAGAAGATATATACGACCCAGAAGACCTAGATGAAAATAAATCAATCGACAATACAAAGAAGGTAAATGAAGAGATGGACTTCGAATCATTAAGCCAAATTCAAGCAGTTATAAACTACTTAATTGATAACGATCACCAAGACGTATTAGACATGCTAGGAAAAATTCCTGAATGGAATGAACTAGTCACTCAAGCAGCAGACTATTGATAACACAACATACCCGTCCTATAAAGACGGGTTTTTTATGTTTTGAAAATATATGTATATTTATTTAAGAATATATCATGACACTTATATGATATCTACTACAAAGTAAAACATTATTACGTCTCACATACTACAATAGACGTACGACAAACAAACACAAATTATGTCAAACAAAGATTTATTAAAGCAAGCTATTGCTGAAGCTAAAACTATTCGTGAAGCTGCAATCGCCAACGCTAAAGAAGCTTTAGAAGAAACATTAACTCCACACTTAAAAGACATGCTTGCTGCAAAATTGCAAGAAATGGAAGAAAAAGAAGATGAGGAAGTAATGGATGAAAACATCTACGAAGCTGAAGAAGAAGAGGTAGAAGCAGAAGAAGGAGAAGAGGCTGAAGAAGAGGGAGCTGAAGAGGAAAGCGAAGAAGGAGAAGAAGAAGTGGAAATCGAAGATATGTCTATCGAGGACTTAAAAGATCTTATCCGTGATATCGTTTCACAAGAAGTAGGTCACGACGAATCAGAAGAAGAATTAACAGGTATGGAAACTCCAGAAGGAGAAGAAGATATGGTAAGCATGGACGGTGATTCAGAAGAGATCGATATTAACGAATTGTTAGCAGAATTAGCTCAAGAGGATACATTATCGGAAGGCTTTGAAGAGTGGTTAGATAGAGTTTCTGCTCAAATGGAGAAATTTGGTAAAGAAAATCCAGCTATTCAAGCTATCGAAAAAGCAGTAGCAGCAGCTCAAGAAAAAGCTAAGAAAGCAGGATTAACAGGTACAGGTATGACAAAAGGTCATAAAGTATTTGAAGGAGAATCTGAAAACTTAGAAGAAGGCTTTGAAGAGTGGTTAGATAGAGTTTCTGCTCAAATGGACAAATTCGGTAAAGAAAATCCAGCTATTCAAGCAATTGAAAGAGCAATAGCAGCAGCACAGGAGAAAGCTAAAAAAGCAGGATTAACAGGACACGGTATGACAAAAGGTCATAAAATAAGTGAAGAATCTGAAGACTTAGCAGAAGCATTAGCAACTGTAGAAGCTCTAAGAGGACAACTTCAAGAAGTTAACCTTTTAAATGCAAAATTACTTTATGTAAATAAAGTATTCAAATCAAACAACTTATCTGAAGGTCAAAAAGTAAACGTTATCGCAGCTTTTGACAAAGCAGAGACAGTTAAAGAAGTAAAATTAGTTTTCGAAACAGTTTCTAAAAACGTAGTTGCTAAACCAGCTACAATTAAAGAGCACAGATCTTTTGCTTCTAAAGCAACAGGTAATGCACAAACAACTGCACCAAAAGAAATCTTATCAGAAGTATCTGAGCAAGTATCAAGATGGCAGAAGTTAGCAGGAATTATTAAATAAAAAAAATAAAAAACACAAAAAACCGCAATGGAATTAAATCAATTATTCGAAGGGGCTAACAACTACAAGACATTACAAGCAGATGCTGCTCGTTTGTCAGGTAAATGGGCTAAATCAGGTTTATTAGAAGGAATTTCTAATGAAATCGAGAAAAACAACATGGCTATGATTCTTGAGAATCAAGCAAAACAAATCGTATCAGAAGGAAATACTACAGGTACAGGTGCAATGGGTACTTCTACAGGTGGTGCTGAGCAATGGGCTGGAGTAGCTTTACCATTAGTACGTAAAGTATTCGCTCAAATCGCAGCTAAAGACTTCGTTTCTGTACAACCAATGAATTTACCTTCAGGACTTGTATTTTACTTAGACTTTAAATACGGTACAAACACAGTAGGTAGAGCAGCAGACGAAAGTTTATACGGTAACGTATCTGACGCTAACAGCAAAATGTCAATTGACGAAGATGTAAACGGAGGTTTATACGGAGCAGGACAGTTTGGTTACTCAATCAACTCTGCATCTTCTACAGTAGTAACAGGACAGACTACAGGATCTGCTACATCAGCATCTTTAGGATACCAAGACGGATTAGTTCTTTCTGACTACCGCACAGTAGCATTCCCTACTTCAAGTATGGTAGGATTTGACGCTAAAGGTGTTAGAGCATTTAGATTATATTCTGCATCAGTAGATCTTACATCTAACCCAGAATTAACTTTCTTATCAGGTTCTACTGGTACAAACGGAACACACGTATTGTTCGTAGTTAAAACAACTGCAGCAGGTGGTGCTTATACTGCAAACGCTGCAGGTACATTTAATGCAACTGTAAAATACCAAATGCAACCAACTGATACTTCAAGAGGTGATTTTGAAGATAACGGAACTAACCCACAAGGTAACAACAACGGAACTATTAAAATTCCTGAAATCAACGTATCATTAGCTTCTGAAGCTATCGTTGCTAAAACAAGAAAATTAAAAGCACAATGGACTCCAGAGTTCGCACAAGACTTAAACGCTTACCATTCAATTGATGCTGAAGCAGAATTAACTTCATTATTATCAGAGTACATCTCTATGGAGATTGACTTAGAGTTAATGGATATGAAAAT